CTCGCATAGAGTTTGTAAGTTGTTGGGACTTTTATCCTGACCCTTCAGCTACAGACATGGATGAATGTGAATATGTTATTCATAGACACAGAATGAATCGTAGTCAAATAAGAGCATTAAGAAACATGCCTTATTTTGATGAAGATGCAATTAGAGAATGTCTACAACAAGGCCCAAACTATGTAGACAGAGGTTATGAATCTCATTTAAGAGACGATAACAATGCTTACGATACTGAAACAACATTTGAAGTATTAGAATATTGGGGCATCATGGATGCTGAATATGCTAAAGAAGCAGGCATTGAATTACCAGATGATATAGACGAACTAGATGAAGTTCAAATAAATGCATGGGTATGTGGAAACAAATTACTTAGAGCAGTAGTTAATCCATTTACACCATTTAGATTACCATATAATGCATTTCCGTATGAACGTAACCCATACAACTTTTTTGGTATAGGTGTTGCTGAAAATATGGATGACTCACAGCAGATTATGAATGGTCATGCAAGAATGGCTATTGATAACCTAGCTTTAGCAGGCTCGTTAGTTTTTGATGTTGACGAATCTGCTCTTGTCGGAGGACAGAATATGGAAGTTTATCCAGGCAAAGTATTCAGAAGACAAGCTGGAATGCCTGGTCAATCAATATATGGATTAAAGTTTCCAAATACTGCACCTGAAAACATGATGATGTTTGACAGGTTTAGACAGTTAGCTGACGAACAAACAGGAATACCTAGTTATTCACATGGTCAAACAGGTGTTCAGAGTATGACAAGGACTGCTTCAGGTATGTCCATGCTACTAGGAGCATCAAGTTTAAATATTAAAACTGTTATCAAAAACCTTGATGACTTTTTATTAAAACCTTTAGGAGAAGCTTACTATCAATGGAACATGCAGTTCCATGAAGGTGAGTTAGATATAGAGGGCGATTTAGAAGTTAGAGCTACTGGTACTAATAGCTTGATGCAGAAAGAAGTTAGAAGTCAAAGACTTACTATGTTCTTACAAACTGCACAAAATCCTGCTATTGCACCATTTGTTAAGATTTCTAAATTGGTTAGTGAACTTGCCTACAGCTTGGATTTAGACCCAGATGAAATTCTGAACGACCCTGAAGAAGCTGCATTGATGGCACAAATAATAGGAATGCAAAATGCTGGACAAAACGTTAGCGAAGAAACTCAACCCCCTGGTCAACCATCCCCAATGGGAGGGATTCCAGGAGTACCTCAAGAGCCAGCAGGCCTTGATAGTCAAGGAACTGGTGGTGGCACAATCGGAACAGGCAATGTACCGACTCCAGGGGAAGATGAATTTGCTGGATAACTTAGAAAGTTTACCAGAAAAAATTAAAGAAGCATTAACGAGAGGAGAATAGTTATGTTAGATATATTAGACACAATTTTAAAAATAGTAGGTGTAGTACCTTGGATAGTTTCAATCTGTTCAATGATTGCTGCATTAACACCTACACCATTAGATGATAACTTAGTAGGTAAAGCTTACAAAGTTATTGATTGGTTTGCCCTAAATATAGGTAGAGCCAAGGAGAAATAAGATGGCAAGTATTTTATCACCAGACGAAATAAAAGATTTACCTAACGAAGGATTACAAAAGCTTGCTAAAGAAGCACCTGAAGTAGTTAAAAGAATGGGTTATGAAGATGGAGGTGTAGCTATAATGATTGCACCTAAACAAGAAATGGAAGAAGCAGAACCTATGAAATCTGACGAAGAAATGGAAAACGATTATCTAGACTTTGTTGTAGAAGAATCTTTATCCGAAAGTGAAGAAAAATACTTATTAGAAAAACTAGAACAAGACGACAGACTTAGCCAAATATTTGATAAGGTTATGGAAGTCGCAACAGAATTTGCTGGGTCAGGAGCTGTAGAAGGCCCTGGTTCAGGAGTCTCCGATTCGATACCTGCGAGGTTATCGGATGGAGAGTTTGTCTTTACTGCCAAAGCAACTAAAGAAATCGGAGCTGACAAACTTCAGAATATGATGGAAGAAGCTGAGATGAAAGCAGATGGTTTGATGGAAAGACAAGCAAGGCGAGCTGGTGGGTACATGATGGATGATGTTAGAGAGGAGACAATCCAATCTACTGACCCTGAAAAAACCTACGACTTGAATAAAGCAGAAGTTGAAGATACTGAAAAGAGAATCGCTGATGCTATGATTTCAGGTGGTATACCCATCAGATAATAAACCGTAGGCTACCTATCATTCGATAGCCCCTACATAAACACCAGAAAGGCTACCTTTACAACAAGCCCTCTTGTCGACAAAGAGCTACCTTGTAACGAAGCCCTGAGTAAGGAGAGAAAAATGGCAGACAATCAAGTCGCACAAAATGAGGAACAAGCCAATCCTTATAACCAAAAAAAATCTTGGCATAAACCTGATGACAAAAAGTTTGTCTCAGCAGATGATAGTTTATTCTTTGAAGAACCTCAGAATAGACTATTCGACAGTAACGACATAACTCAAGCTGAGAATGTTAATACTGAGGAGTTAGAATCTAAGAAACAGGAGTTATCAACAGATACTCCTTATCAGAAGCCTGACTATAAAAAACGTTATGATGACCTAAAAAGACATTATGACTCTAAACTCGAAGAGTTCAAAGCTAAAGAACAAGAGTTGAGACAAGAAGCGAAAGCTCAGTATCAACCTCCAAAGTCTTTAGAAGAACTTGAAAAGTTTAAACAGGAACATCCTGACTTTTATGCAGTTGCAGAAACTGTAGCTCACTTACAGAGTAATGAAAGAGTTCAAGATTTAGAACAAATCATTGCAGACATGAAAGGGAATGAAGTTAAGATGAAGAAAGGTGAGGCTGAAAGAAGATTGAGAGAAAGACATCCTGACTTTGATGATATTCGCAATAGTGATGATTTTCATAGTTGGGCTAAAGAACAACCTCAGTCTATCCAGGATTGGATTTATAACAATGCTGAAGATGCAGACTTAGCATCAAGAGCTTTAGATTTATTTAAAAAGGATTTAGGCATAGAACTCCCAAGTGTAAAGCCAGTTTCTCAAAAGCCTGTTCAATCTGCTGCTGATATGGTATCAACTAAAACAACAACAGTTGACCCTAAGCAGGAGAGAGTATGGACAGAAAAGGAGATAAATGCTTTGAGCATGGATGAATTTGATAAATACGAAAAGGAAATATCAGAGGCCATGCAACAAGGTAGAATTATCAGAGATTAACTATATTAACTTAAAGGAGTAAGTATCATGGCACAATATTTTGAGCCTTCAACCGATACCGATGCTAACTTTGCTAACTCCGTAAGTGGACAAGCTAATAGTTATTTCTTACCTTCCGTTTACTCTAGAAAGGTTTTAAACTTTTTCAGAAAAGCGAGTGTGGTAGAAGCTATTACAAACACCGACTATGCTGGTGAAATATCTGCTTATGGAGACTCAGTAAAGATTATCAAAGAACCTGTAATCTCAGTATCAGACTATACTAGAGGTTCAGACACTTCTGCTACTAAGTTGACAGACCAAGAGTTAAACCTCGTTGTTGATAGTGCTAAAGCTTTCAAATTCATCGTAGATGATATTGAAACTAACATGTCACATGTAAACTTCAAGGAAGTTGCATCTTCAAGTGCAGCTTATGCTCTAAAAGATTCATACGATGCTGCTGTTATAGCATCTATGTTCTCTGGTGTATCAGCTTCAAGCCCAGACCATATTATTGGTTCTGATAGTGCAACAGCAGATGCAACAATGTCTCATGCAACTAATTCAGTCGACCTATTAGGTTCAGACGGAACTGGTGTTGATGCATTAGACTTAATGGCTAGACTAGCTAGAAAATTAGACGACCAAAATGTACCTGAAGAAGGTAGATGGTTTGTCGCAGGCCCAGACTTCTATGAAGAGCTAGGCAAATCTGGTTCAAAGCTATTGTCAGTTGACTTCAATGCAGGTCAAGGTTCTATTAGAAATGGCTTAGTATCAAGTGGAAAACTAAGAGGATTTGATATGTACAAATCTAACAACATTGCTGCTACATCAAATGCAAGTGGTAAAGTTTTAGCTGGACATATCAGTTCAACAGCTACTGCTAATACAATCCTTTCAACAGAAGTTATCAGAGACCCAAGTTCTTTTGGTGACATCGTGAGAGGTCTTCATGTCTACGGAGCAAAAGTTCTTAGACCAGAAGCATTAGTAAGTGCTTTCTACGTTATTGACTAATAACAACTAGGGGGAGGCTACGGTCTCCTCCACTTTTAATTTAAGGGGAAACAAATGTACGGAAGAAAAAAAATGGGTCACGGTGGTGGTATGTACGGTGACGACATGATGAAAAGAAAGAAAAAAGGCATGGGTGGCAGAATGATGTATGGTCATGGTGGAGAAGTCACTATGGAAGGAACTCAGCCTAAGTACAAAGGCACACCAAAGTGCATGCCTAACTAATGAAAGTTAAAGCACCCAAAGGCTACCATTGGATGAAACAACCCAAAGGTGGTTACAAGTTAATGAAACATACAGGAAAGTTTGTGAAACATAAAGGAGCAAGCTTGACTGCTAACTTTGCAATACAAAAGGTACATAAAAAATAATGGCTACGACATATTTAGAATTAACAAACCAAGCATTAAGAGAACTCAATGAAATACCTTTAACATCTGCTAACTTTGCAGATGCTGTAGGTTTACAACAGTTTGTAAAAGATTCTATAAATAAGTCGATTTTTGATATTGCTAATGAAGAACCTCAGTTACCTTTCTTTAGTGCTGGAGTTAGTGGAGGTACAGACCCTTTCTATGGGAATGTAACTGTAGCTACTGTAGCAGGACAAAGATGGTATACGTTGAAAGCTGGGAGTTCAGATATAACAACAGATTATGCCTCAATAGATTGGGATGATTTTTTAATTACAACAGTAAATGTGTCTGGAGAATCTGCTCCATTTGTATCTAAAGGATTAAAGTATATAACTTTAGATGAATGGACTAGATATTATAGAGACCA